TCCTGCTACAAACTCTGTTTCGCAGATAATGGAAGAAAAAATTACAGGTTATGATACAGGTACAAGGTCGTTTGATGATACCCTCAATGTCGGCGTCTTTAAATTAAGACAATCTGTATTTGCTAACGATGCAACAACGCTCAGTTACTTACTCGAAGAAGGTTATAACGGATCGATTGGCTATCATAGACAGATTAATAGTGAGAATGGCGGACAGCCAGTTAACTTTTTCCTCGAAAATCTTGAGAATTCATCGAGAAATATTGAGACTCTTGTTAACCCATACGTGTCTGATTACTTCAGTGGTATTAAGTTAAATACAGATGGCACACCTGCTAAAAAGGTAAGAATTGTTTCACAACAACTTATCAATGCATTAGGCTCACCAACACTAAGTGCTACAGTAAACGCTGGATGTACACTCACTCAGTTATCGGCTGCTTCAACATCCATTGGCTTCGGTGATGCTCTATTCCCTCTCGGTGCATATGGCGAAGTAAAAATTAATTCAAAGGAGGTTGGCAATATACCTGGAAAAGTTAGTCGTGCTCTTGAAAGAATCAGAAACGATGAAGTCTTTGATATTGATATTATCGCAGAAGGTGGTTTAGGTACAATATGGACAACAGTCTGTGCTACAGGTTTAACCTACTTCGACGATACAAAGACTGCTGCCAGTATTGAAGCACTAAGAACATCTAATGACTTAGTAGATACAAGCGCTAGAGATTACTACAATACTATTTTTAGCCAATTTAATGTATTCTGCGGACCTATTAAAGATGGAGGACGTGGAGATGTATTCTTTATCGCTGACCCTATTAGACAAATTCTTGTAACTGGTAAAGATAACAAAGTTATTAATATACCTGGTAAGAATTTCTCTACTGATATTTATTGGGCTATGAGACATCAATTTGAACTGACCAATACATCATATTCTTCGGTGTTTGCAAACTATATGAAGGTATATGATACATACAGTGGTTTATATGTATATGTACCTTCCTCCGGATTTGCTGCGGCTAGAATGGCATCAACTGATGCTGATCAAGGTCCATGGGCAGCGCCTGCAGGTTATTCACGAGGTATTATCAATGATGCTCTCGACGTAGCGTTTTCACCAAACCAAAGACAGCGTGATGAATTGTATAAGTTTAACTTGAATCCTATTACACGCATTCCTGATCAAGGTATTGTTGTTTACGGTCAAAAGACACTTCTTAAGAAGCCAAGTGCTTTTGATAGAATTAACGTACGTAGAAGCTTCTTATATCTAGAGAAAGCTACTAAGTCTGTAATGAAGTTTTTCTTATTCGAAAATAACACATTATTTACAAGAACAAGAGTCGTTAACACACTTGTACCGTTCTTCGAAAGAGTTAAGCAATCTGATGGTCTATATGATTATCTGATTGTCTGCGATCAACGTAACAATACTACAGAGGTTATTGATAACAATGAGCTAGTTGTTGACATTTACTTAAAACCTGTCAAGTCTGCAGAGTTTATCTTAGTAAATTTCTATGCAACTCGCACCGATACTAACTTCCAAGAATTAATTGGTGGTTAATAAAGTATTCTAACTATACTTAAGCCGGCTGTTTCCAGCCGGCTTTTTTTTGTCTTTCAATGGAAACATGACAGGGAGACATAAATATATTCATGGCCGTAAGACAGAATCAAATATATACACCGTATTGCTACTTAATAGGTTGGACTAATCAGAACAAATACTACTATGGTACAAGGTATGCGGAAGATTCTAAATGTTTATATGAATCAGGCTGCCATCCTGATGATCTATGGGTAACATACTATACATCATCAGAATATGTAACGGAAATGAGGAAAAAGTATGGTGAGCCTAATGTTATTAAAATACGTAAAACGTTTACTAATAAGAAAAGTGCACTTGCTTGGGAAAATAAAGTTATTATACGTATAGGAGCAGTAGAGAGTACAAAGTGGTTAAATAAACGAAGTAGTAGAGCAATACTAATGGATGATATAGTTAAAGATAAGATAAGAAGAGGTAATATAGGTAAGATTCAAACAAAAGAAACAAGAATAAAAATTAGTAAGACACGTTTAGAAAGAAAAATTAAGCATACGGTAGAAACGAAAGAAAAACTAAGTAAGCTACGTGGTAATAAAATCGTATGGTCGAAACCCTTTATTTTTAAACATAATAATAAAATATACGAATTTTTAAGTATGGGGCAATTTCTTGATGAATTTGGTAGATCTGCGGTATGCATTTATAGAATAGTTTGGCAGCATCAAGGAAAACAATATACACTAACGCGAAGAAGTAAGACATCAACGCATCCTTTCTTCCCCGGTGATGTACTATACTTTCAATGGAAACATGCCCGTGAGACATAAATATATTCATGGCAGGCGTAAACCAAAACATACAAAACTTTTACAGAACAGCAGCTGATAGAGACTTCTCACGAGACTTCCTCTTTAGAGTAACTGAATTAAACATAGCTGGTGTACCTGCTATGCAAGAGAATCAATTAATTTACGCTAAAACAGCAAATCTCCCTGGAAGAAATATAGGTAACGTAGCTGTACCGTATATGGGATTGAATCTCAATGTTCCAGGTAGTGTTACATATCCAGGCTCTGAAGGTTATTCAATTACCTTTTACCTAGATGCTAATAGTGATTTAAGAACATATTTTGAAGCTGCTTCAAGAGCTTTATTTGATGATCAGACTTCTACAGGCGGTTACGGTACTCCTGATGAAACACATTATATCTCTCTAGCTCAGCTTGATAAAGAGCTTAACCCTATTAGTAACTATAAACTTATAGGTGCTTCCTTACGAAATATTAATGATATTAGTTATAGTATTGCAGCTGGTACAGGTCAAACTGTAGAAGTTACAGCTACTATTGCATATCATTACTATACAAATCCGTTATTAGCGCAATAATAAAATATCGTGATAGGCCCGGTTCCATTACGCATTAAGCTACAGAATCAGTGGGCTAATGATATCCCACTTAAATTTCTCTGGACTATTTCCTTTTTTGCGCGTGGTCCTGCCGCTGCTAGTGAAGGTAATGCAAATAGTATGGCGGATATAGCTTTAAATGTATCAGATATAATTAGAAGATACGAAGGTAATAATAAATGGCCTGTTATACCTAGCCTATACCAATATCAGTCAGATAACTCTGAGAATTATGGTTACATGTTTGCGCAATCTGTGGCGTTTCCTAATGATGCGTTTAATGTTGTTAATTCCTCTTTAGAAGGTGCTGGTGGTTTCTTACCTTCATATATAGGTGGTGATAGAAGCGGTTACGGTGGTAATAACGGACTAAATGTTACATTTCTTGAGACAAATGTTGATATTATTGATAACTTTATACGTCCTTGGATTATAGCTGCTTCTTATAAAGGTCTTATAGAAGATGGAAAAGAAGATATTAAGTGCAATATAATGGTTAACTACTATACACGTGATAGATATCAATCTAATCAACGTATTATGGAACCTGGTACAGAGCTTAATTTTGAACGTAGAAAGAGTTTTATTTTTGAGAATGCTGTACCTTATCAGGTGAGTGGTGATGAAGTAAATTATAGTGAACTTAACGTGGGTGGAGTTACAAAGACAGTAGGATTTGCATTTAGCAATTACTACACTATACCTGTTCTATGAGTTATAGTTTTAAGGTTAAGGTGCAGTTACCTAGTGGTAAGCATATTCGCGTAGAAGAATTAAAAAATAAAGACTACTTGACAATCCTTAAGTATTGTGAAAATACAGATACCGAGGGGTTGAATGATTTGTTTAATGATTTAATATTTAAAGGAGATCTCAAATCTTTAGATATTATCGATAAGTTCTATGTACTTCTTATTGTTAGAATGATTTTTATAGATCCTGATCTTATATTTGCAGATGTGAATAACAATAATATTAAGTTCAGCATTTCAAATATACTAGAAAAAATTGATCACTTTCAGAACGATTATAATAAAACTATTAATGTACAAGATTTTACTATAGAATTAGGTTTGCCAAATTTAATATACTTTAATGATGTTAATGATATATATATAAGCACTATTAAAAGCATTAGACTTAAAGACAAATTAATAAATTTTGCAGAGCTAGATAACACTGAAAAGGAACTTATTCTATCTTACCTACCAAATACATTGTTTACACATATAAACAACTATATTACGCAAGTTTCAAAGCAATTGCAAGATTTCGTTATCGTAGAACAGAACCAACAGTTTAATATAGCAGAAATTAACACAAATATTATTTCAAACGGCTTTATGAGCTTTATATTAAATATATTCTCTACAGGTTTAAAGAGTTTCTTAGAGATGTTATATATATTCGCAAATAAGATTAATATAGAGGGTGTAACATATTACGAGCTTTCACCGCTTGATTCGAAAGTACTTATAAATATTTATAATAAAGATATTAGTGATCAGAACAAGGCGTTGCAAAATAAAGAACGCGAGTAAATACAGTTATGAGTGATATAAAATCTTTTCTTGATGATTTAAAGCTACTTAACGAAAAGGACTGCTTTGATGTATATGTTCCATCTATTGAAAAGAAGATATCCTTTAAGGCTTTATCAGTTAAACAGCATAAAGATGTAGTTAAAACGGTAATGAACGGAGTAGAAGGTTCTATTCTTGTTACAAAAATCTTTAATGATATTGTTAAAGAGAATTCTTTACAATTTATTGATTTCAAGTTATACGATCGTAATAAGATATTAGTTGACATGCGACGTCAGAGTGTTGGTTCAAATGTAACAATTAACGATACCGTATATACATTAGACGATTTACCTGAATATAAGTTCACCTTTAATGACAGTAAGGAGTTTACCTATAAAGGTATTAAAATACAAGCGCAAATTCCTAACCTTGAATTAGATTCAAAGATTACAGAAAAAAGTGTAGTAGAGATTACACGTTTAACGAACGATGATAAAAAGGTAGGTAGTTCGATTAATATACTTCTAATTTACGAACTAATGAAATTTATTCAGACAGTTCAAATAGAAGATAATATTATAAATTTTAACGAGTTAGGTACCTACGATAAAAAAAATATTATTGAAAATCTACCACTTAAGCTTAATAACGATATATTAGAGTATATTACAGCCTATAAAGAATACGAACAAGAGTTATTTACATATAGTGATGGTGCTAAACTGAATATTGATGTTAGCTTCCTTGCTAGTGAATAAATAACTATGTGGCTGATGATAGTAAGAGTAGTGTCGGTAGTTTAGTAAGTATTTTTTCATCCCTAAAAAGGATGAAAGATGAACCTACAGGTGTCTCTGGCTCCATCATTAAAGATAGTACACGTGATGATAAGGTTGATCCGAGTTTAGACTCTAATGAGATTTCTAGATTTACAAAGATAGCTAATATATATGCTAAAGCATTGCAAGATGCTGCACCTAAACCTACTGCAGAAAGATTAAAGGATCTTACACCGGAAAAGCAGAAAAGTTTAGGTATGGGTGCTATTAGTGATAAGACAAAGAGTATAGTACAACCTATAACAGATAAAAAAGATCTTATTGGTGATATATTTAAGTTTCTCACTAACGCTGCTATAGCAGGACTTGCTTGGATGATGTTACCTAAAGAAGCAAAGGATAAAATAAAAGAAATAGCAGGTAACCTCATTTCAGGTTTAATGGATGGTTTAAAGGTTGCCTTTAAAGAGTACTTACCTGCTTTTATTAAAAGTATGAAGGAATTGCTTTTTGGTACATCACCTACCATGGGTAAAGGTGGTGTAGAATCGCCTGGCACAACTGGCATTCTTTCAACTTTATGGAATAATAGCGGTGTAGCTGGTAACACAAGAGCTGCTCAAGCTCTAACTAAACCAATATTTAAAGGTATAGAATTAGGTAAGAAAGGTATATCTTACGGAAAATCTTTATTTACAGGTTCTAATGCTGTTGGTGCTGTTGTTAAAGACGGGGTTAAGATGGTTGGACCAGGTACCAAGATCGTAGCTGAAGAATCGGGTGTAATGGCTAAAGCTTTTTCAAAAGCTTTAAAATACTTAAAGGTTACCGGTAAAGGTGTATATAGTACATCTAAATGGTTATCTGGTCTTAAGTTTTTAGCACCTCTTTTAGAGGTTGGTTCCGGAGTTGTATATAAACGTGAGCAGGATGAATTACTTGCCAAAAACAGTCGAGGTGAGCCAGGTGGTATAAATTTAGATGAATATCAGCGCCGTATGGGTAAGAAGGTTATTGATAGTATAGGAGGATTAAGTGGTTCTTTATTAGGGCCTGCTATAATTCAAGGTGTTCTAACTGGTGTATCAGGAGGACTATTAACACCATTGCAAGTAGCTTTAAGTCCGCTTATAACTTTTGGTGGAGCTTTAGCTGGTGATTGGGCTGGTCGTAAGCTCGCAGGCTTTCTCACTGATTATGTTTTAACAGATAAATATACACGTTATATAGGTGCCTCCTTTACTGGTACAACACCAACCGGTGAATTACAAGATTATATTATGCAAAACGGTGTTATTACATCTTTTAGCAATAAAGATCAAGTTTTAGGTATGAAAACAGGTGGTGCTATTGATAATCTCTTACAAGATAGTGGATCAAGCTCACATATTAAAAAACTCGTAGTTAATACAACAGAACATAATAAATTTACTAAATCCGCCATTATAGAGCAAATTAAACGTCAGGATACGATGATTGATTTACTTATACAACTCGTCAAAAAGCCAACCGGTGGCACCACAATGAATACAAATACCCCTTCTAACGTTCAACCTAGTAACTTTAGACAGGATTATAATTTACAAACATTAATAGCTTAATTATACGTTATGCCTGAACCTATTTACGCAACAACAAGCAACATACCAACTACTACTCTCTTTAGTGATAGTATACTGAGCAACTCTGTATCTGGTGCTAATAGCAATATAGAGTCAAGCAACACTAACGGTAATGTCGTTTTAGTACCTAAAGGTAGCGGTGTAATCGATGTTCGTAGTGATTTTGTTTGGTCTATTACACCAAAAAAGAATGTTCTACAAAGCATACCTTCTGTTTATCTTGTAGAACGATCACAAGAAACAAACTCTCTTGTTTCCTCCGCTTTATATTATATTACTACCTTTTTAAATACTCCGAATACAACATTAACGAGTGGTAATAATAATAACATAATAACATATATTATTAAACTTCTCCAATCTAGTTTAGGAGGAGCAGCAAATACAACATTTAATGACACTATTAAACAGCTTAAAACTAAACTTGATAAGCTTATAGGTAATACACAGGATAAGGCATTATTAAGTACTGACACACTTAAATCATATATTGGTATATACTTAACAAAAAAGACAGGATTTAAGTACGTCTTACCATACTTCGGTAACGCAGGGTTTTCATTAACCAACTCATGGGCATCAGAATCTCAAACATCTCCACTTATTGCTAAACAGCTTGTATCACAAGTAATGGAAGCGGTTGATAAAGGTGCCGCGACACTGAATATACTACAACCTGGAACGTTTATTGAAAAACCAAAATACTTTCAATACCCTTCAGAAGGTGAATCTATAACCGTTACTTTTCCTCTTCTCAATACTCAGAACCCTTATAGTAATGCACTACCATATCAGCAAAACTACGAGCTTTTATGGATATTAGCTTATCAGAATAAGCCCTATAGAACTTCTTTCTCGAGAATTCTACCACCTAAGATATATACACTAACTATACCGGGTGCAAAGTATATGCCATACTGTTATATTAGTAATATGTCTGTCGATTTTCAAGGTACACGTCGCAACCTTGAAGTTACACTACCGACAGGTAGAAGTATTATAGCACCTATACCGGAAGCATACACGGTATCTATTACATTTACAGGTTTATTAGCGGATTTAGCTAATATGATGGCGTCGGATGACTTTGGATTTAAAATTAACACTAGCTTTAGATAATGGACGGAACTTTACAAAACGATATACCTATTTTACCTAATCTAGATAATAATAGATATGAAAATATCTTTAAGCTATATATTGCCGATAAGGGAGCTAATAGTACATATTATTATTACAATATAACGAATAAGGTTAGTATACCGCAGGATATTGACCCAGATTTAATTTCAAATATCACTTTAAACCGTAAATTACCATGGACTACATTCTCCTTTAAGCTTTATGGTACTACGCATCTATGGTGGTTATTGTTTCTTTTAAATACACCAAAAAATATTTTTTACGCAGATGCCGGTATAACATATAAGTATTTTTTACCGTCATATATCGATGATGTTCTAAATAATATTATATCACAAGTTAATGCATGAGTGAGAAGAGTAATATTAATAACAGTGTATACGAGTTTGAATTAGCATTAGTTAATACCAAGAGCGGCGATAAAATATATTTACCTATCAATAAAGGAGCAATAGACTATCTTGAAATAGAGGATAGTTTAGCTTTCTTTGGTTATAATGGTGTAGTTAGGATACATAACTTTTTCGGCATTCTTCAACAGTTAAATGTTTTAGATACAGATAGTATAAATTGTATGTATATAGGCATTAATAATGCTGATCTTAATAATATTAAGAAAGAACAAGAACCAGATTCATGTATGGCGTTCTTAGCGCTATTCGATCGAGGTGGTGAATCATCTGTTAATAATATCGAAAAAACACTTAACTTTAGATTTGAGGAATACTTTGTTGCACGTTTAAAGCATGAATCTATATATCAGCTAGGCGATAAAAGAAATTTAACAGATACACCAGGAAAGCTTATACATGAGCTATTAACTGCATCAAATAAGGAGTCCGTAAATGAAGTAATTAATAATACTAGCGATGCTAATTCTCTCTTTAATCTTATCGATGAAGTACCCTCTACTTTAAGCTTATCTAATTTTTATAAGCCAGGTACTACCTCACTATACAATATAATCGTTGAATTGTATAGATATGTGTCGTATACCGGCTCAAAAAAGGGACCCGGTATATTAGCTGCATCAAATACATTTAAAGATAATGTAATTCAGCGTAAGTTTACATTGAAGTCATTGGCTGATTATATTCTAGGATTTTACTTAAAATATAAACAAGGTACTGTTGAGGATCTATCAGAATATGTTACTGAGGAATTTACAGTCGGCTCCTCTGCTAGTAATACATCACTTATTACTAATTTCCTCGATACATATGACTTTATAAATGTTGATCAAGATGATGTGTTATCTAATAAATGGGTTGACTATATTATTGCAGAAGCAGGTATAGATCTTGCTAATATAAGTACACCATCTGTCTTATACGATAAGGTACGTCACGATTTTGCTATAGATATGTTAGCTGGACTAGCTCCAAATTTACCTGATGCACCCACAACCGATACTTTGAATAGAAAGATAGTTCTAAAAAGTGTAAATGAAAACAGCAACTTAACACAGACTTCTATAGAAAACGCTCTCAAGAAAAGTTTTATATTTGATAATAAAGCTTTAAACTTTACTGTACCAGGCAATATATACAGAAAGGCGGGTAAGTTTATTAAAGTAAATGATATGGGTGAGAGTGGCACGCTTAAGAGTGAGAAGAGACGTAATATCGATGGCTACTGGTTTATCACATCTGTTAAACATATTTTTAAAGGTGATTATTATACAAACGAATACACCTGTGTAAAGCTACACAAAGGTGATAACAAGCTGCTAGAACCTCAACGAGCTTCTACCGCTAATAATAACCCTCCAACTTCATTATTACAAAATACTCCTCAAGGGTTATTCCGTAATAATCCAGCAGGAACATCAACAACTGCTGTACCAGATAATAACGGTATTATTAACCCTCCTCTTGAAAGTCAAGCACCACCCATACTTAATGTTATACCTATCCCCTCTACTCCAAGAAAGACTACATCCGAAGTATTTGATACAACAGTACCTTTACAACCCGGGATCCAAATCAATGGTATACCGGTTAGCTCAACAGCTCCCCGTTTACCACCACCTGCTGGATTTTCACGATAAATACATAATATATGGTAATATACACACATAATTTACACGAAAAACTCTTCGGATATGCTATATCTCGTGAATTTATTAAATACCAAACGCCGTTTTGCGATCTTCTTGATGATCCAACACTTATCTTAGATTTCGAACTTGCTATTGGATTTAATCAAGCAATAAACGGCAATCTTAACGCGCGTGAAAATTTTACTAATACGTTAATTTTATGTAGTACAGATATAGATATGTCTACATTAGAGTTTTATAAGCATAAAATGGAGACATATCCAATATTTGCAACTGAAATAAGTAGAATTAACTACACATTTGGCAATATAAACAGACTACCAAGTGATAATGGGGGATTTATTGATAAACTTAAGAACGCTCTTAAGGATTGTTTAAATTCACCATGTAATCTCTTTACACCTACATCTAACTCAGTGGGTAAGTTAGCTCAAGGAACACTTTTTGCTAACGATACATCCGTACTTGCGGCTGGTTCATTAAAAGATGCAGTAGCTACCTTTACGGGTGGTATAGATGCATGTTTATTTAATAAGATACCGGCAGCGTTTCAAAATGGTATAGCTAATTTAAAATTAATTGGTAAAAACGCTTGGTCCGAATCGCAAACTATGCTTACAAAAGATAGTTTACCTGAGCTTATAGAAAAAGCGCAGAACGGTGAATCGTTAAGAACAAATACATCTGGATATAGATATACACCTGATATAAAATCCTATTTTGATTTAAATGGTATTGCATCAGCGATTTTGGGCGGAGTAGCTTCAGATATGGGGGATTGTTTTAGAAGATATCAGCAATCTGTAAGATATAACCCTTATGATCCTAATCAAAATCAATCGTTTGTTTCGAGATCACCCATAGTGGATCAGGCTAATGGTACAACATACTACCGGACCAGTATAGGTCTACCGATAAACATTAATACAGGTGGTGAGCTACAACCTAATTTAAGTGTAAATAGTACAGGTAATAAACGTGTAGAAGTTACTGCGGAAACAGTTATAACACCTTATTATAACTTTAATCCTCCTGGTCAGGGTGGTACAGGCGAGCTAACAGCGTATACATCAATACTAGAAGGTAGTAGGTTTCTTGCTGATGGTACGACGGATCCCGACACACAGGAAGGTAGAAGCGCATTTCCTAAAAATGTACCATTATTACCTCCTAATAGCTATACAACATATAAAAGACTGTATAATCAGGGAAAGACCAACAATACCGATTTATCTAAACTAGATAAAAACAAATTTAACAATGGATTCGCTATGAATATAGATTTCCTCTGTAAGTTAATTGGTAATAATTACACTAGGGCAGATATTTATAAGATAATGAACGGTAACCAGTCAGATAAATGGATTTACGCTGAGATCACACCGTCTGGAGGAACAAAACAATACGTTCAACTAATAGATACCAATACCGCTAAAGGCTCTGCTACTGCTCTTGATCTAACCGCGTTTGCGTGGAATACATTGTTCCCTCAGCAAAGTCTTTGGAATACTACGAAAAATAAAGTTGACTTACAGGAAGTTGATGGTTCAGGAATAGAGCAATATACATATTCTAGCGCATCACCCGTATCTGCTAAAGTTAGAATTATAGTTGGTAAATTAGGCGATACAAATGAACTAAAATTAGTGACTGTAAGATCAAGATCCGGTGTTACAGCGCAAGTAAGTAGTCAGTATCAGAGTAATTTTCAAGGGCTTATTAACGATTTAGAAGCAACAGGCTATGTAATTAAAGATATGGGTGGGTATAATGTAAGAAATATTGCTGGTACAGATAAACAAAGCTTCCACTCGTATGGTGCTGCAATTGATATTAATGCTAATCAAAATCCGCTAGGACCAACACTAATTACAGATATGCCTAGTAATATCTCTGACTTAGCCAAGAAAAATTGTCTAGGTTGGGGTGGTAACTGGACTAGTAGAAAAGATGCTATGCATTTCTCTGCATCAAAGACAGAAGGAGGCTGCTTCGATGTACCAAGAGGTAATGTAATAACTAATCGCGTTTAAATATCAATCGGTGTCTCAGCTTTATCAACTTTACCCATCAACTCCTTCATTATCTCTTTTCGAGATAATAAGTGGGTAATATTATCTTGTGTGTTCAGTTGCTCTCTAGATACAATATCCATTTGCTTAATATCTCTTGTAGTCTTATTTTTCTCAAGAGAAATATAGATCTTATTAAGTGATTCCATACTAGCTGATGATGCTTTTAGTAACTCAGCAAAAGCAGCTACATCTTTAGCATCTGGAGCTGATGATATATATGCTTGAACATCATCAATAATATCAAGCGACTTCATTATAAGCTTACCAGAGTTTTTAATAATAAATTCTTCTAACCTTTCCTTAGTAAGCTCATCTTCTGGTTCCTTTTTTGTTAGCGCTGTAGTACCTTTTAATTGGGTAATTATATCACCTACAATAAAATCTAGATCTTCTTCCATTATTACGTATTTAATCTTGATTTCAAGTTATCAAGTCATATAATAAGAATATGACCGTTAGTATGAATTACGAAATTATTGATGCGAGACTTAAGTTTAAGCGTGTTCACCCGGATGCCAAGCTACCTACTAAGAATAATGCTTCCGACACGGGATACGATGTCTCAGCAGTGGAAGACAAGGTAATTCCAGCGCGTGGTAGTGCTGTTGTTGATGTTGGATTAATTCTAGCTTATATTACCCCTGGTTACTGGTTTCAGATTTGCAGCCGTTCAGGATTAGGCTTTATGAAAGGTATCACAGCGTTTCCAGGCGTTGTAGATGAGACTTATAGAGGCTCTTGCGGTGTTAAACTTATTAACGGTACAGATTCAGACTATATAGTTACTGCGGGAGATAGAATAGCGCAGTTTGTAGTCTATAAAAATTACAATACTGTGATTGAAGAAGGTGAAATTGAGGATACTATTAGAGGAGATAAGGGATTTGGCTCTTCTGGTAACTAATATATTATGAGTACAACTTTAAATCTAAACGCATTATGGTGCGAGAAATATAGACCTATTAAGCTTGATGATCTTATTCTATCTGATAGAAATAGAGAGATTATAGGTAGTTTTAAAAATGAGATACCTAATTTACTATTTGTGGGTACTCCCGGTACAGGAAAAACTACAGCAGCTCGCATTATTGTAAATGAAATTCTCGGTTGTAACTTTTTATATATTAATGCTTCTGATGAAACTGGTATTGATACTATTCGTCATAAAGTAACTAATTTCTCACAAACTAAATCGTTTGATGGTAAGGTTAAGGTTGTTGTCTTAGATGAGTCAGACTTCCTAACAGCGAACGCTCAAGCAGCGCTTCGTAATACAATGGAATCTTTTGCTAAGTATACACGATTTATACTTACAGCTAATCATAAGCATAAGATCATTCCAGCTCTTCAGTCTAGGTGTCAGTCTCTTGATATTAAACCTACTATCGAAGATGCAGTTAAGAGATGTTATAATATTCTTAAGTCAGAAGGCATTGAAGTTGATGATCTACAGAAGAAAAAGTTTGTAGAGCTAGTTAGAGCTAACTTCCCCGATCTTCGCAAGACTATCAACGAGATTCAGAAGAACTGTATCAACAATGTGTTATGCATTACTAATATCAGTGTTGATACAGAACTTCTCGATAATATCTTTAGTGGTATTAAGAGTAAAGATACTATCTCATTGAGAAAATACCTTATTGAGAATGAAGATAGATTCTATAACGATTACGACAGCTTACTTCGTAGTTTTCTTAATTATATCTATACTGCCAATGTAGTAGATAGTAAAAAGAAAGAGATGATCGCGGTTATCGCAGATCACTTGTGGAAAGCTGCATTTATTTTAGATCACGAAATAAACTTCTTCGCTTGCACAATACAACTCGAACGTATTTATTAAGCTTTTACCAGATCACCTAGGTATTGGTGGGTGTATGACGCAACTGCTGGTGAAGGTGTTGTAGACTTAACAGGTAAGGTAGTATTGGTAGTTGGTAGAGAAAGATTAGTATCTGACAATTTACCATCACCCTTATCTGTTTTGTTAGCAATATTATCACTTTTACCAAGTTCTTTTGGCTTAATATTAACAGTATTTTTACGCCTCATTGCGTCAGGAATAGGCAGAAGATTAGGGTAGTGTGATTCTGGTTGGCCTAAACTAGGCGAAACTGTTACATAATGTGAATATCTACCACCTCCATTATCAAGAGCTAGTGATAATTGAACACTACTTGCATCAGATGTTTGAGGGTTACCGGGATATCTTTGACCATTAGTATCATTAATACCAACAACACGGACGTGTAGACCTGTTGCAAGCATATCGTCAATTAAATCTTTTGTATTCTGACCTAAAGATTTATAAGCGTCAGAGGATTTAAACTTACCATCAAACTTAAAAACGTCACCAACGAGGAATCCTCCCCTTTCAAATCGCTTCATATAGTTTTCAACAAGCGTTAGATACTTTTTTACCATACATTTATTTATGTCTTTATTAAATATTTACATGGAATTTGATGTATTAGTTGAACAAATACTTGAAGAGGCAGGAGGTCGGTGCACAAAAACTACAGGGCAACAATCTTCTACACGTAAAGATAAAAAGTATATGCGCTGCACTAAGACAAAAACCGGTTATAAACGCGTTCATTACGGTGATCCAAACCTTCGCATCAAAAAGTCAAATCCGAAACGACGTAAGTCTTTTAGAGCTAGGCATAAGTGCGCTACCGCTAAACCTGGAACTCC